CATCTTTATCCATTTGCTTTTCAAGAGTGTCAAGAATATTATTCACATTCTAATCAGCTAAATCTTGCTGGTCGGAATTTATTTCTTCTTGAAGTTCTGCAATATCATTTACATAACGACCAGAACTATCACGCTGGAGCAGGGCTAAGCGATTTTGCTTCTTTTGAAGGTCTTCAAAACTATTTGCACGTTCGCGCGCCTTACGTTCTTCCTCAATGTTATTACGCACACTTTCAAGATAGCGTTGGTCTTGTTCTTCAAGCTTCTCATAAAACTCTTGACGGTCTTCAAGCTATTTTTCATCAAGCTCTTGGAACACATCTGCAATATCATTAGTGAGGTCAATGAAACTATCGCGCCAGCCTTCCCAAAGTTCTTTTAGCTCTTTCTTATAATCGTTGATTTCATCAGTAAGGTCTTTCTAACGACCAAGGACGTCATCATAAGCGTCAATCCATTCATCAAGTTCTTCGGTGATATCACCAGTGGATGCCCAATACTCTTCGGTTAGACGGAGAGAGCCGTCAATAGATACTTCGATGTATTTGGAATATTTAGATTGAGCTTCTTTTTGGAGACGTTCGAGTTCGGAATTGACGTGATTGAGGTAGGATTGGTTAGAGCCAAGGAGAGTTTTGTAGTAGTCTTCTTGGGCTTTGGTGTTATTGAAGATATCAACGGGTTTGGTGAGGAGCTCTTGGACGTCTTGGAGAGATTCGAGATGCTTTTTGTAGTCATCTACGGTTTTGATGTAGTTGTAGAAGGGGTCTTGTTTGGGTTTAGTGGGTTTTGAACCGCCTCCGCCTCCACCACCAGAAGGTTTCTTTCCACCACTACTGCCAGGCTTGGATGCTCCAACAATTTTAGGCATAGGAACTGAAGAAGTACCAGTCATAGTCATTTCTGAAGGATACTCCTATCCCATTAATGTGGTAACGCCTTTAGCTTCATAACTAATCTTACCAGGTACATCTTCCATTTCAGCATCACTTTCTTGAATATCAAGGACAATACCATTAGCAGATGCGTATGCTTGTACCTAATCAACAGTCGCCACTCCAGCATCAAGTAAAGTCTAAAAACCAGAAATAGTGTCCTACATACCTTGGTCCATATCTGCAAAAGAAAGATATTCGCCAGTTTGCATCATTTCGCCTAGCCGATCCATTCCTCCAGCTAAATCTTCCATAATTGGCGTATAATTTTCTGTTTCTTTATTAGCCTCATTAAGTTCTTTAGCGGTTTTATTGATAGCCTTACCAAAGTCTTCACTAATTATATCGCCTAATTCTTCTATTGCGTCTGCATCTCCCTCAGCAGCTTTCTGCATTAAATCAAAAACTTTTGGACTTTTTAGAATATCTTTATTAATTTTAAAGTTTTCATTTAATTCAAAAAGCTTTCTTAACGCATCGCTCATTTCGTCAAAAGCAAGTATCTAATCTGTAGTTAGATGGTCTATATCATTACCAGCATCTTCTAATAAACTAACCCAATTCTCATAGCTTGAAGATATTTCATCAACTGCTTCTTTCTAGGCTATCGCATTGATTGCTACCTCTGTTGTTAAGGACGAACCAATATCTTCGTCTTTATATAAGTCATCATAGTATTCCTTAACAGCCTTAATATTATCTTCATCCAAACCAGCTTTTGTCGCTTTTTTAATCATTTCTTCTACATTAGTAACAGCATCTAGATATTCTTTGGCGGCCTGCTCTAAGGTATTTTTAGTAACTTCTTCACCTTTATTATTTAGGGCTGTAACTAATTCACTATAATGGTCTATTATTATATTCGCTGTATCGCCACTTAGTCCAGCAAGCCAATTATACCAACTTGATGCAGTACCCTCAAGCCCACTTTCTGCATATGGTAAACTCTATGTGCCATAACGCTCTTCTTGTCTTTTCATAGCAAATTTTTGCATATCATCTTTTCTATCAGTATAAGAAGAACCATAAGTTGTCTCTGCAAAGCCGCTTGCTCCCAATTTGCCAAAATCTTCCCAACTTCCAGAAAAACAAAATAAATTCATTATAGATTGTTGGGCATCTGTATGTTTCTCACCATAACTCAATATTGCCTAATAAAATCCATC